CCTTCTTAAGGTCTTCTACGCCGTTCTTATGAGGCCAACGGCAAATATACTTGATGACATTACCGGTATCGGTAGCTTCGATACCCTTAAGGTCCTCAGTGAATGCTTCAATGACATCGATAACCTCGATGCCCTTCTTGGAAATATAATGTGCGGGGTGGTTTACCATATCGGGTTTATTGTCTGGATAATCTGCGATAGACATATCCCATTTATCAACACGATTCATATCCGTATGCGCTACAATCATATAAACCTCCTTAATTAAAGCACTTGAGCTCGAGGAAGCTTAATAATATAACCATCTCGAACTCTTACAGGTTCCGCATAGCGGACACTAGTCCAGCCATACTTATTACTGGTGTAAGGCGCGGTAAGGTCGACCATATCGTACAGATCAGCAACGCTAACTTCACCGTAGTTATCAACCAGGTCATTCATCTGGTCAATAACTGCCAGTGCTTCACCCTTACTTTCAAATACAATATCCTCGCAATTGAAGCTATTTCGTCTAGGCTCGTCATCACGATCACGACGATCATCTCGTCTACTATAATCTCGATAAGAGACATAGTTAGAAGATCCACGCTTCTTGGTATGACCAGATTCACCATACAGAATCATGTCAATACCGTTCGTAACAATATCGGAAATGGCCTTCTTAATAGCCGGCACAAGCACATCCATGAGAACATAGGATTTAACCTTACTAACATCCTCAGAAATAAATACTTCGCCGATCTTAGAAATCTCGCTCTTCTTACGAGTTTTGGCCGTACCCTTGATAACCTTTTCTACTCTTTTTTCTCTCGTTTCAGCCTTTTCTTCCTTGGAACGGTGAGAGTTAGGCTCATAAACGCTCATTTAAATCTCCTCCTCGATTACAGTAATCTTGCCAGGCAAAGTAATCTTTGCAGTATTTGCTTTGCCATATTCTCTCTTATATCTAAATGCGAGATTAGTTCGTGCTTTCTTCTCGGAGACGGCTCGCGTCTCACCCTGCCAACGATCAGCAATACAGCGATCGAATTCCATAACAGGACCCTTGTAAATATAAGTGTTCATTTAATTCCTTTCGTAAATATCAATTAATAAGCTTAGGCTCCGGTAACTCAATCATATAACCATTTAGAGATTTTATCAGAAATAGCCGAAACGATCGCCTTTCTAATATCTTCGTCGCTCATAAGCTTTTCGGCGAGTTTAATAGACCCAATCATCGAACCGACTGCTATACCGCCTGTAAAAATAAGTACGTTCTTCATGCAAGTTTTCATTTGTATGCACCCTTTCGTATAAAATTATTTTTCATAAAACAAAGAGGAAGACACCTTGTTAAAGATGTCCTCCTCTAGTAGACTTACCCTTCCAGGATTTCCTCGACAGGAACGTAGTCATCCACGACCTCGAGAATCTCTCCAACAGAGTTCTTGCCTACGAGATAGCCGATTGCCGCAGCAGTAACGATACCCGCGCCAGCGAGAATCTCCTTACCATGCTGCTTACCAAACTGCTTAACCTTAGCCACAAAACCTTTGTTTTCGACTTCCTCAGTCATGTCCATTTCGATAACGTTTTCCTTTGCCATTTTAAAAAACTCCTTTCAAATGTTTGTCTCTCATAATATGTCTTGTAAATTTCGCGAATTAAGAATATCTATTGTAGTTTCGGTTAGGCGCCACGCTATAATCAATTACGATACACGGCGTTCCGTCCTCGGCAATCGTAGAACTGAAGTGAATTTCAATAAGTCCATTGACCACATTCCAACCAAGTTCATCTCCGATTCGAGTGTTATCTAAACCGAGTTCGTTATAGAATTCGTTAAGAGAAACATAGTCAGATGTCAAAAGCTGATAATTAAGCTTATTCTCGGCTTTCTTAATCTTATCAATATCGGATTTGAAATATCGACCGGAAATAACATCTAGACAAAGCGTATTACCTTTTTCGGTAATAATCACTTCGGACTTACTAACCGGATTCTTTTCTACTCGCTCCTTCGCCACCTCGTCTCGGACTACCTGTTCCTTCTTTTCGCCGATAGTCTCGATTACCTTCGCCTTGTAATCAGAGAAAGCTGTCTCGGAAAGCTTATAAGCCGTAGCAAGAGCCGCATTGCGACGTGCGTTAACGGAGTTGGCGCCGATAAGGCACGCAGTAGAGAATACGCCTGTAACTACTGCCGGAATATAAGGCTTCCAAGCAACCTTCACGGCATCGATAGGTGTGATCTCCTCATTTTCAAGAAGCACGCACTCCTTATAATCCTCAATAAGTCGCATGGCCTTAGGCGTGGCTTTGACTGCCAGAACGGTAGTAGTGACCATACCAGCAATACCAATGCCCGTAAGAATCTCAGGACTATACTGGGTAACCTTTGTCTGCACGGTTTTGAAAAACTTTGTAACTGTGGGTTTGCTCATGATTTATCTCCTTTCAAATATGTGACCTGATTAAAAAGAAAAGAAGTCCGATTAGGACTCCTTCTCCTTGAGATTGTTGATGAATTTTTTCATTTCATCTAATTCCTCAGCTTTTCGCTGATCCATAACTGCTGAAGCAACCGCCATAGTAATAGCTGCTCCATATTTGATTACCGTTTTCCAAGGAATATTTTTGAAATCCATAATTCATTCACTCCTTCCATAATACTAGTTGTAGATATCGCGAATCCGGTTCTTACATGTCCATATACTGCTTAAGTTCATAACAAAAGCAACCGAAGCTAACTACCGCGATAGTCAAATATACACGTCCAAAAGTATCAGCGTGTCTGAGATAGAATCTTTTAAAGTTATTCAAGAATATAATCCTCCTTTAAGCAAAGTCTAAGAAATTAGGCGTAGGATCGGTATAGAAAGATACAATATAAACCTCTAAACCATCATCTAAAATCACTTTTTGATGGTTGAAATCGAGCCATGACTGCCACGCATGTTCCTCTAAAAATGACGGAGTCCAGCCTAAATCATATCCGCTATAAATCAGTTCCATTCCTAATTCTTCATAAAAATCGTTAAGGCATGCATAACCTTTCATTCGTAAGAGCCGATTAACATTATACTCGGCCTGTTTTACCTTAGCAGCAGTAGACTCGAAGTATCTACCTGAGTACTCGTCATAGTATAATTGAGCGTCTTCGTCTGTAAAAATATCAGACAACTCATACTTATCTTTGGCAATCTCCGCTTTGATATGGCCGTCTACTTCTTTGCCATACAAGTCTTCTACTTTTTTCTTATACTCTTTATAAGAGTTATCAAGTAACGCATAAGCGCTCATTAAAGCTGCCTGCTGACGCTTATTCAAAGCATTAGCACCAAAAATACAGGCGATTGTACCAGCGCCAATCAATACTGCTGGAATATAAACCGGTGCTGCTACATACACTTTTTCGAGCTTGGTTAACTCCTCTCCTTTCTCTTCTTTAGCAGCCTCTAGTAAAACCATTGCTTTAGGCGTAGCCTTTACTGCCATCACGGTAGTGGCTACTACTCCGGCTGCTCCCATTCCTGTTAGAATCGTAGATGCATTTTTCTTTACAAATAATCGTGAACGGTGTAACAACTTTGCATTCATACATATCATCGCCTTTCGGATTTTTTAAAAGCTAAAAGAAACAGTATTGGATTCGAACCAATAACCTAAAGGTTTTATTCCTTTTGCTCTACCAATTGAGCTAACTGTTCCTCTCTCATAATACCGCTTGTAAATTTCGCGAAACTGAAAGAAAAGAACCCTTTGTAAGAGTTCCTTTCTGTGAATTCATTCTTCGGAAATCACACCCTGAAGATCATAAATATCAATTACTTTCTTCCGAAATCCAAAAACGATCAAAGCGCTAATTACCGTAATCGATCCGATAATCGCCAAGAAATTCTTGATTTTGTTCTTCATATGTTAAAACCTCCAAATATAGTTTCTCATAAAGGCGATTGCAATTTTCGCGAATCAAATAGCTCGCCGATCGAAAGTTGTTTCCCACCGTTCTTTTTTAAGAGGTTTCATCTTCAAAGCCCACATTATTTGGCGTACAGTAGCGGTAGGATATAAACCGTCCGTAGCCAGACCTGCACGCTCTTCGAAAAACTTCATAAATTCGCTATGTAAATATATAACATCCGTCAACCAGGGATCTATTTCGGTCCACCAGGTTGTTTTCGTACGTTCGTCGTAGCGTTGTTGTATAACTGCCAGTCCTTTATTACCTATTTTGAATAAGGTGCATTTTCTATACGCTGGATGATCACACTCGTATATATCTCCGTAAAGGGATAAATATATAGCAGGTTTTTCATGATGGTAACGCATAAATCATCTCCTCGGGAAAAACGAAGAGGCTATGTTTTTCATAACCTCTCGCTTTGCTTAACGCAAGAACGAAAAAATTCGGTTAACGAATTTCTTACCTGCTGTTGTAGCAACGATGTCAGTTTCTTCAAACTTCAACGTCTTATTGGTGCCCCAGATCACAATCAGCACACCGCCTACGACATTAATGCCTGTAAACACATTCTGGATCAATCGATTTTTCTTTTCTTCAGCCATCTCATTCTGATTTTTCTCAGATTCGACGTGAATCTTTTCCATTTCGATTGCCCGGTCTATGAAACAGTTTAATTCGTTTACGGTAGCCTTGTATTCTTCGCTATCCATTTCTAGTCCGTTGAGTTTTTCGAGATTGTCACCTATTCTCTTCAACAGCACAGATTCGATTTCCATTTCGCATTTCTCCTTTCGTTAATTACGTTTCCATAATAGTGGTTGTTAATTTTGCGAAAGATCAGCGTTGTGGTCGATTCTCAACGTAATATATCGTTTACTATTAAGTTTATCGATATCATCAATCTCGAAACGATATACGTCTTTTTCCGGATTTGAGTGATCGATTTTTAAGGTCCCATGTTTGAGTTTTCTAGACAAAAATATAGAAATAAACACCCCTACGAAAACCCCGCATACCCAAATAAGCCACTCCATATTAGACTCCTTTCTAAAATGTTTTTTCAAAATTTCCAACCGGGGAATTTTTCACTTTATTAATTTAGCACCGTTTCCGGTAACCTACGTATGGAAAATATAAATCTAGATTAGAGAATAGTTCTAACCTAGATTAAAAATAAAAGAAAGAGTCCAAGTTTTCTTAGACTCAATCTTTTGAGATTTACTTATCTGCCTTCTGTTCCTCGATGAATTCAGCCCACGTGATTACACGACCATCAGCCGTCACAACCTTAGTGTTTTCGTTCATAAGAGTAACCTCCTTAAAAATATGTATTTCTCTCATAATACTATTTGTAAATTTCGCGAAAAAGAAAGAGTCTAAGTTTTCTTAGACTCAATCTTTTGAGAATCACCTACCGTTCTTTTGCCATTCCAGAAATTCCTCATAAGACACGATCTGGCCGTCCGGCATGATAACCTTTCTTTCCTCCTTAGGTTCCATGCTCTTATTACCCTCAAATGCCTGTTCCTTCATTTCTAAAATCTCCTTTCAAAATATAAGTTTTATTCTCATAATACTATTTGTAAATTTCGCGAAAAAGAAAGAGCCTAAGTTTCTTTAGGCTCAATCCATGTAAGTACTAATAATATTGACAAATTCTTCTGTGGTAGTTTCAACCTCGGCATCAAGATGAAGTCGTACTTTACCTTCTTCTGTCACAACGTTGATAGCATTAACCTGAATATCAAGTTCATATCCAAGTTTTTTACGTACCATCGTTTTGATGATTTTAGTAATAATACTCTTCATAAAGCGCCCAGGTTGTAGTTTCATGTCTTCCATCATGTCCTTCCTCCTTTAAGTACTTTCTCATAAGAGGAACTGTATTTAACGCGAAAAAAAAAGAGAGCCATAAAGACCCTCTCAAATATAATTTAACCTCTGGCCTCGCTGAGTAGCCAGAAGAATTTTCTATATCTATCGTAGTAAGTATCCCTACTACATGGAATTTCTAATCTAGATTTTAAGTAAGTAAACGATAAACCCTCAGTTACACCCTTTAAAATATAAGGGTAGAGGAACTCATCGGCTTCCATAGCGGCTTTTTCCACTATCTTAATTCGACCTGCGTAATACGCTCTTTTAATCGCATACTTTGCAGTAATATCGGATGGAACGTTACTTGTAGATTCTTTCTCAAACTTAGATGCAAATATAATAGACTCGTTACAATTCGCATATGCTTTTTTCCATTCGCCATACTGCAAACAAAAATGTTTTAGTTCGTAGTAACGATGTTTATCGATATAGTATTTATTTTTCTCTGAAATTTTTGCGCGTATTACTGTTGCCATTTTCTATTCCCCCATAAATAACTTTCTTGAGAAAATCCTCGGTCACCTTTCGAAGTTTTTCTCGATCACAAGTCTCCGGTATTGTTACGTAAATTGTTCCATTCTTGCAGTTATATACTTTCTCCATACTCACCTCTCTATAAGCACCGGGGCAGGTGCCGATTACTATTGTAATATAACAACGTTCATTGTCACCTGCGTACGGTATATCACGGAATTTTAAATCTAGATTAAATTATCAAATCATTTGCAATATCGGATACTTTTCTGTAAAGTAAGACAAAAGGAGGAGGAAATTAACCAATGTATAAAGAATATCCAAGATTTTACAACTATGAAGTACTAGACTACGGAAGGAAATCAAGGACTGACGACCCACTTTTATCAGTCGAAGAGGTGTTAGACAAGCATGACAAAATAATAGAAGAATATGCAGAGAAACATTTGGGTGGTCCTATACCGGAAGAGAATAAATATAGGGAAGTAGGAAGTGCCGAGTCATTAGATAGTCGTCCGGAGATACTACGTTTATTAAAAACTATAGAAAATCCTGCTATAAAAGCAGTAGCGGTAGTAGAAGTTCAACGTTTAAGCCGTGGCGATCTTGAAGATGCCGGTAGATTAATTAGGATACTTCGCTACACTAATACGTATGTAATAACGCCTATGAAAATATATGATTTACGAGATGAATATGATAGAGATGCTTTCGAACGAGAGCTAAAACGCGGCAACGAATATCTAGAGTACTTCAAGAAGATCCAAGCTCGCGGAAAATTGGCAAGCGTTAAAGAAGGCAATTATGTCGGATCAGTTGCGCCATACGGTTTTGATCGTATAGAGAAAACGGATGGAAAGAAATCTTATCACACATTAATCGAAAGAAAAGATCAGGCAGATGTGGTAAGAATGGTGTTTAACTGGTATTGTAATGAGGACATTGGAGTAACAGCGATATGCCGACGGTTAGAAGAGTTAGGAGTCAAAACTAAGACCGGTGGTAAATACTGGCGTACGTATCAAATATTCTCGATGCTTGAAAATGTCCATTATATAGGCTGCGTACGTTGGAACTGGAGAAAGACAATCAAGATAATAGAAGACCAGGAAATTAGGAAACTACGGCCAAAAGCAAAGGTTGATGAGTATCTTGTGTTTGAAGGTAAGCACGACGGCATCATATCAGAAGAACTTTTCTATAAAGCTAGAGAAATAAAAGGCAAACGTCACCGCACTAAGCGTGACCTAACATTAAAGAATCCATTCAGCGGTATAATGTATTGTAAATGCGGTGCTAAAATGGGTTACAATACCTATAGGAAAAACGGAATCGAATATGCACCTCCCAAACTAGTATGCAATAATCAGATTCATTGCAAGACTGGTTCAGTAGTGTTCGATGAAATATTTACGGACGTATGCTCAGCTATAAAGGACTGTATACAAGATTTTGTAATACGTATTGAGAATAACAAGGACGATTCTTTTAAACTCCATAAAGATCTAGTAGCGAGACTTGAGAAAAAATTAAAAGAACTTGAAGAAAAGGAAGTCCTTCAATGGGAAGCCCAATATGACCCCGATCCAAATATGCGTTTGCCGCAAGAAGTATTTAAACGATTAAACGAGAAATTATTACTTGAAAAAGAAGAAATAAAGAAATCCTTAGCTAAAGCTAAAGGTTCGATGCCAAAGCCTATCGACTATAGGGAAGAAAAGAAAAAGTTCGAAGATGCGATCACAGCATTAGAAGACCCAAATGTAGACGCTAAAGTGAAGAATCAGTTCCTCAAAAATATAATTGATAGGATTGAATACGAACGAGGCGAGACAATTAGAATTACAAAAGCCAACGCCAAAGAATATAAAGTGGATACGTCCAAAGGAATGCAATGGCATACTCCTCCTTATAAGTTAAAAATGAAGCTTAAATATAAATAATTTAGGGGTCTTTTAGACCCTCATTCATAGGGACCTATATGATACCGAAAGCGTTATATCAATGTTTGTGGAGAAAAAAAAGAAGAGACCGTGCGGACATTACATCCACACAATCATTCCTTCTTTACCGAACATCTCAAATTTCTTAGAAGCTTTCTTGAAGTCCAAAATGTCTAATTTTACATCTCTTGGTTTACCTTTGAGGTAGTGTGTAATGACACCACCGTTCTCAAGGATTTGCACGATTTTAAATTTCATTTCAAACATGATAAACACTCCTTTATTTGATATGTCTTCCTTCCATAAGAGGACTTGTATAATTCGCGAAAGCAAAAAGAAGAGGGGTTGTAGCAGTCGCTAGCCCCTCTTTTTGTTTAAGTATGGTACTGCTGGAGATGCTGAATGTTCTCCTTATTAGTAGTGATTTCTTCCTTCATAACAGCTTCATCTTTTTCTAACATATAAACTCGCTCGATAACGTTGTTGTGTTTCTCAACTTTCTTCTCGAGCTGCTCAATACGATAGTTAGTAAGCTTGTTAGCTGCTAAGATGCCGAACAGAGAACCGATCAGCGTCCCGGCTAAGGACATCAGACCGACCATAACTACATCACTCATTGTATACCTCCCATCCAGCAGGATACCCGTCAGGGGAGTATACGTTACCGTCTATTTTCGATATGTACAGAGTACCATTGTAATTGACGATATCGCCAGTGTTATAAGCGTCATGAGCGCCGGTAGGCTGAGCCCAAATGGGATAACCGTCATTATCCAGACCGACCGCTACATATAACGCAGGAGTGAGATCCGGAGTCCACTCGGCCTGACTCGTATGAGCCTGTACGACCTTATAAAGCTGCGGATCGCCAACTCCATTTTGACCATATACAAGGAAGTCGTCGACCTTGTAGTTCTTGCCGATCTCCCACTTCTTGTATAAGTGTACGCATACAAGCGCCTGCTCGTCAGTGAGAGTGGCACCAGCTAAGTCCATAGCTTCTCTAATGAGAATTGCCTGTTCTAATACTGTCATACTTCCACCCCCACCGTCTTAAGCGCTTCTTCGTATTCAGAGAGAATAGTTTTCTCATACACTCGCTGAGCAGAATCCAATTCGTGCCAGTCAACCCACGGAGAAATCATTTCGCCGGTGAATACTTCTCCGTCATCTCTCGTCCAACTCTCACCTTCCGGGACAAAGCGGTAACCCTCGATGTACGCTTCGCATTTGCCGTCAAAAAAATCTGTCTCCACGGCTCGCATTGTATCATCATTCGAAACGTGGCATTTAAAATCCGAATCAATATAGATTGTTTTCATATTCCACCTCACAGCATATAAAGTCGTTCGCAGGTGATTGTACAAGTAATCTCGCCAGCGTTATACGCACCACCGGCGCCAAGATAAAACCCAACGTAATAACTACCTGATAGCGAGGAAACATCAAGCGCCGACCCATTGACAATTCCGCCTACTGCCGCAACCCTGCCTTCGTAAGTTGCTGCACTAAACACGGCAAGGCTTCGCATATAATCATCCACTCCACCGCTGCTGCCGTTGAAATATATTTTGCTGACGTTGGTCAGGTCTATTTTATTGGCCGTATAGACTATACCGGAAACTAAGTGACCGTTTTCGGACAGCGTTAGTGTCATGTTTGTAGGGTTGTAAGCTATGGACGGTACCTTTGCTGTCCAGTTATCGTTTGCGCTTACGCCAGCGGTTTTCCATCCACCTGTTATATTTGTGAAGTTCGTGCCGTCCTGATAGAGCCATGTAAATAAGTTATTCCATTGACCATTTTGATATATGGCTCCGGCCTTTCTTACCCAAACACCACTAATACGTTGATAGAAAGACAACGGCCTTACCCGGAGTCCATTTTTCTTCAGCGCATTAAAAGTAGGGCTGTTGGCGTTGGCCGAGGCTTCTGCGTTAATAAGTACCTTCCCCTCAGGTTCTTCCCAGCCTGGATTGGGGTAATCTCCCAACTGCCATGACGTAATTTCCGCACTCGTATTCACCCAGATAGTGTTTTCTTTTGGATTACTAGGTTGAGTTGTACCTCCTACGACTTTGAAATTGAGCCATGCACCGCCGTCACTGTTCAAATTAACAATCATACAACCACCCCTTAACACAGCAGCTCGATTTTATAGCACGTTTCTGCTATCGAGCCAAAATAGACGTTAAAATAATACGCTCCGGAGACATTCGACAAATCAAGTTGCAACGTGAAGTTTCCACTCTTCGCGTCGTTCGCTCCATTACGTATATTTAAGAACGAGGCATCATTTAAAGCAGTCGATTGATCGCCAGTGTATTTCGTTGTATTCAGACCGATATATCGAGTAATAAGAGACCCATAGCTTGAAGTTGTTTTCGTAAAATACGCAATAGCCGTTTTATACGGTGTCATATCGATTTTATTTTTCGTCTGGAAATTATAGCGGGAATAATTTTTAGCACTA